TTTGTTCATCGGGAGGTTGCTGATAAAGATGACTCGGCCAGTGAACTCAAAACGGGACGGGAGGTCGTCGTCTTGACTGCGAGTTTCTGCCATCCAGCTGATAACACGCTTTTCGTTGGAATCCAAAGCACCTTTCAGAATGTTGATGCCGATCACATCCTTGAACGAACTGTCAGCATCATCAAACACGATGATCTTGCCGTTGTTTTCAAAGAGGCAGCGATACATGCCCTTCGCAGTGGTGAAACCCTTGATGACGATAAAATCACCATCAATCTCACCGATCGTATCCTCGGTCTTACCACACTGCTTCAGGGTTTCCATGACAGTGTGCGTTTTGCCCAGACCACCGGGACCCGAAATGAACAACGCAGTGGATTGACCACGAGCAACCATCTTGACGAAATGCTCGAGGAAGGTGAATCGCTCATTGACAGAGAACTTGACTTTTTCTTGCTCGAAATCGAAGTTCGAACCCTGACGATCATCAACCTCAATCGAAAGCCCTTTGCGGGCCAGGGAATTCATGACTTTCTGTTCGGTTGCAGCACGGGAAACAACACGCCCATCCACAACACCTTCCCATTTACCAAACCGCTTGTTGTAGCGAATTTCGACGTTTTCCATGACCTAAATAACTCCCAAACTCATTTAACCAATGAATCAATTGTACATCAGTTGGATTAAATGTGGGAAATTAATTATAAGTTATTGATTTATAAGTAACTCAAAAGGTAATCGCTAATTGGTATTGCAGATAGTTGGGCTAGAATAACATCGTTTTTATCAACGAAACCTTTTGGAGCCGAAATAAAACCATCATCAAAGGGCATAAATCTTCGACGTGCATTCGGATATATGCTCAACCAAGTATCATCGCTATCGTGGAATTCAATTGAAGCACTAAACCAGCGGTAGTTATAAACACCATCTCTGTTTATATTACCCGGTGCCGGTGTATTTAGCTCAACATACAGGGTCCGGTTTGTCATTGTAGTATTCATCAATTGGTCTGGCGGATAGACAAGCTAAGAGTATTTCGTTGCCGGTCATGCTCGTAGGATTGGTTTTTGTTTTACCATCAGCACTTAAGTAAAGTCTTCTTTTTGAGGAGGTGAAAGGGGGAATCCAACTGCAACCTAACACAAACCATTGATAGTTGCCATTATTCTGCAACTCAATATAGGTTTTTGGTTTCATTTAAATTTAATTGTGAAACAGACACGATCCTTAACCCCATTGATCTACCTCACGATAGTTGCTATACTTAGTAGCAAGACGATAGTGCCAACTGTTACGATTTAGTTCAAGTGTGTTCATAATTAATCCTGTAGTTTAGACCAAATACCCCTAAGGATTGCCTTGACAGTTCGCATCTCCTGAGCAGTCATTTCACCTGCCATTAGACGGATATCCTGCTCTGTCATGTTCAACAGAGCATCGACACTGTCACGAGCATAGTCCTTTAAAGGTTTCTTGTTTCGACACAGCACCTTGCCATCAATGTCCAATTCGTACATGTATCCATCACCAACAGATGCGTTAATGAACATAGCCTTAGCTCGCTTACGCTCAACCACACTTAGATATTTGAATGGCAGTGAGATCATTTTGCTTTACTTTCTCTTAAGATACTCAACAGCAGCCTCGATTCCGGTTAGATAACCATCCCAATAATCTGCTGTGTTTTTGTTATCACCTAAAATTAATTTAACCTTTTCGTTGAATTCAGTGAATGTATTTGACATTTTCAACAGACGGCAGATAACTCGGCGTTCCGTAAGATCAGTTGTGGGTCTTCCTGTTACATCCCAGAAGTCTTTCATTACATCTTGAAGTTCTTTCGGTAAAGAATCAACCCATTCCAGCCACTCAGTCGCTGTTTTAAACGTTTTCTTCACATTATTCTCCTTGAAGAGCACCCTCAACACCATGCTTCTTGACCATGGTTTGGTTACATTTCTCTGCAGATGAAGCACGAGTGACCACCTTACCATTCACATAGCCATCATACTTACCGAATTTTTCATTCCACACAATAACCCCGTGCATACCCTGGGCATCCGCCGATTTTCGATATGCACGAGGTTTTTCAATAACCCTCTCATTGGGGACGAATTTCTGAATCACGTGGGGAAAGTCCTCAGCAAACTTGAGCACCTTGTTGTATGCGTAGGTACGCAGTTCGTCATCTTGTTTGCCCAGATAACGACCCTGCACCAAGTACTTGTAGTAGTACTCCATATGGAAGGGCGCAGCATTCTCAGGTGCATCAATACCGAAGTCCGACTTGAGCATGTTTTGATAGTCTGCATTCTCGGGTAGGGCTCGAAGGAACCCAACCATGTCAGTACCTGAAATAAACTTCGGAATCATTCGCACATCTCCTTAACTAAAAGACACAACTCAGGTGCAATGAAAAACAGGGCAACAGCAATTAGAGTTAGTTCAATCATCGAAAATATACCTCACCTCAACACTTGAGCGCTCCATACACCCGAGCGTTATCGAACACTTTAGTGTAACCATACACCCGAGCGTAACCATACACCCGAGCAGTACCGAACACTTGAGCGTTATCGCACACTTGAGCATCATCGAACACCCAAGCGTTATCGAACACCCAAACGTTCTCGAACACTTGAGCGCAACCTGACACCTGAGCATCACCATACACTTGAGCGTTATCATACACTAGCGCTCGACCGGACACCTGCGCTCGATCGAACATTTGTGCGTCATCGAACACCTGCGCTCGACCGAACACTTGTGCCCGATTGAACACCCGAGCGTTACCATACACTTGAGCGTCATCGAACACCTGCGCATCACCAAACACCCAGCAGTTACCTCCGTGACTTAAGTTGGATTCTTTTTCGATCCAACCACCAATGTCGCCTTTTTTAACCGAACCGAAATCTCGTACTGCTCGAATTTGCATCAAGCCATTTTTTTTGACGCCAGTGAATTCATATTTCTTCATGATTATTTCACACCACCCGAGCGTTACCTGACACCCAAACATCACCTGACACCCGAGCGTTATTGAGCACTTGAGCGTGACCTGACACCCGAGCATCACCTGACACCCGAGCATCACCTGACACCCAAGCATAACCGAACACTTGAGCGTTATCGAACACTTGAGCGTGACCTGACACCTGAGCATCACCATACACCCGAGCGTTATCGAGCACTTGAGCATCACCTGACACCCGAGCTTTATCGCTAACTTGAGCGTTACCATACACCTGCGCTTGACCTAACACTTGTGCCCGATTGAACACTTGAGCGTCATCGAACACCTGCGCATCACCACGCACCCAACAAGTATCGTTATGGCTCAAATTGGATTCTTTTTCGATCCAACCACCAATGTCGCCTTTTTTAACCGAACCGAAATCTCGTACTGCTCGAATTTGCATCAAGCCATTTTTTTTGACGCCAGTGAATTCATATTTCTTCATGATCTAAATCTCCTATTCAATGAATAAATCAAACCAATGAACTAATTATACATCAGTTGGTTTAAAGATGGGAAATTATTTATAACTTATTGATTTTTAATGTGTTAGTAATTTGTTCACTTTTAGGCAATGTTCATGTTTCATGAACAACCATTAAAAGTGAACAAGCTAACGGATATGTTTGGATTCCCACCATTGATGGTATAGTTTTTCATCAGTATACCTTAGTAGTGCATACAGCGGAGGGATTAGTAGGATTGGGATAAACGAATGTGTACCAATTAAAATAAAAGGTATTGCAAGGATGGAAAGGAACGTAAGTTTGTTAATTAATGGATACATTGCGATAATATACCTTCAGTGTAGCCAACTATCAATCAGTTCAGAATACTCAGTCATCTATTTCCTCTGGTGTATTAACCTTTTCCATTAGTAACTGAATAAACTCAGGTTTGTGTTCCTTCAATACTTCTTTGGATGCTAGGAAATTGGCCAATTCAATCAAATCACCAGCCATGTATCCTTTTTGTAGCAGGTACTCTGCGTGTGACAGTACACGATCCCTATCTTGTTGAGGTAAATTAAAAACTGAGATTTTATCATCCATATATGTCTCCTTTAAGCTAATAGTATCAATCCTTGACCGTATGTTCGATGGTTATTGAGTGTTAAGATTTGTTTTCTGTTTGATTCTTGACTAAATGATATATGAATCCAAACGGATCCTCCATCATATTCTAATAACAATTGATCGTATGGCACTAAATTCTTAATTTCCTTTGCTTTGTCAAAGTAAAACTGTCTGTTTCCTCTATGACCACCGAATCCAATATCAACAGCCTGTCCCCTTTCGTGTTGCGAATTTCCTCCTAGACTTCTAAACCCACTGTTTATGGTAATACCATCACCGCCATATTTTTCAAAAAGAGGTTCAACCACGTTCATACATAGATGTTTTAGGTTGCAAGCTATTTTAGTGTCTTTGAGTCCTTGCCATTCCCCACCATAAGGGAACCTGTGTCCTGACATTATTAAGTCCTTCAATCTAAAGTTTGCTGTCAGTTTTGTACTTGGAGACAGAGGAAGTATAAAATCACACTCCGTGGTTTCTGGCTCAACCTCCTTTGGCTTTTCCTCATCCTTCTGTTCCTCAGATGGTGTGGGGGAGGTTGAATCTCTACTTGCTGCATCTGCTTTCTTAGCTGCTTCGTCTGTGTGTTCCAATGTTATGCTCTCCTCTTCTTTTCTAGTGAATGGTGTTGGAAGAACAATGGAAGGTGAATACGTTGGTATTTCTGATGCATAATCAGGGTCATTCGATCCACTTCCAGCACGAGCACGGTGCACCTTCTCTGTTATCCAATGCACATCTTCTTGCACAGTCATATAGTAGTTGCCTCTAACATTGTTATGCCAATCCCCTTTGACATCTACGTAATAGTTTCCTTCTACGTTCATAGATGCATTGCCCGCTACGTCTATATTTGAATTTCCCATAATTTTAACTGACATATCACCCTGAATTGCTACATGTCCTGATCCTATCACATAAACTAAGTCATCCTTCTCAACAATAACAACTCGAGCACCTTTAACTCTATCAGTTTTGGTTCCGTGGTGATCCACCTCAGAAAAGGTACCTGATTTGTGATAAAAATGAGTTCTCTCAAATCCTTTAGTATCGTCAAATTCCATGATATGTCCTGATTCAGACTGATAGACGTGGTTATATGGATATTTTGCGTTATAAGGAATGTATGGTTGATACCACGTTGTTGAACTGTTAGCAACAGGAATATGTTGAATTCGTTCTTGTTCCTTTATATTCACTATCGTCTCATTTACTTTCTGTGCTCGTGACAGTCTATTGGTGTCTGGTTCATTCAAATGAGTTTCAAGTGGGTACTTCTTAAATGGATCCTTAAATCCGTCCAACTCACATTGCTTATCCTGCAGTTCCTCTTTCTTAGAAGTAGGGTCTTTAGATACATCAAACCTTTTGCAATTTCCTCTACACTTTGGCGATGGGTTTGTGCAAGCGGGTTTTTTGATGTTCTTAGGAGTAGGATTTTCTGCTGATTTAGGAGCAAAACCAGCTATAGCTGCATATCCGTTCTTGTATGCCTGAAGTGTGGTTAGTCCATTTCCGTCCTTTGTTTGATATGCACCCTCACTATTTACATACTTGATCGCAGTACCTGCACCCTGGTTATGTGCAACATATAACAGTCCACCCAATTTTGCTGGATCAACTTCCTCACCCTTTATTCCGGTGCCTTTAACTAATTGTTTGTAGTTGTTGTGAAGCATCCTGTCCATCAGGTTCTCTTGAAGTACTGGGTTGTTTAGAAGATCCTGTTTCGATGTTATACCTTCTTTGCCTACCCAAGCATCAGCATGGTCCACCGCTGCTGCACCATACTTTTTGTATGCATCACCCTTGATATACCCATAATCAACCAACTTACCTGCACCTATTTGATACTTTCCTAAATAGTGACCGTTGTTTTTCTCTATTGCTTGATAATTATTTGATGACTCTAAGTTTCCTATATGTTGCTTTATTTTGGCATATTGATCTTTAGTCAAGGACCCAAGGTATTTTCCTTCAGGTGTCACCCCTTCGTTGGGATCTCCTGTGGTGACTGGAGCACCCTCACTATCGGTTACAATACCACCAGTGCCAGTACCAACATAACTTGGCTCAGGTGGTACTGGAGGATCAGGTTCTAATGGTGGGGCGGATGGGGTTAATGCAGCTCCACTAGGCTGACCACCCATTTGATCCGATTCCACCTCACTTAAATATACATCTTTAACCAATGGGAATCCGCCTACCGTACCCAGTATTATGGGTGTTTGCATACTTTCGTCTGTGAATATACACAAAACCCAGGTTCCTTCTACAGGACCTGTCGGGCTGAATCCTATCCCATTCATTGCCGCACTAGTGAAGTTTTGCACAGGAGTTGCCCAGGGTAAATCCTCAGTTGGCAATTCTGCCTTATTCTCATTGTGCAATCCCACAATTCTTACACGCAACCTACCTAACTTAAGAGGATCTAATCTATCCTCAACCACACCAAAGTGATAATTGTTCACTTAAATCCCTTCATATCTGTCATTCAAAGAATCCTTCAATAGTTGCATTTTCATTTCATGCCTAGTTTTAGTCACACGATGCATTATTGCTCCTACTAAGTACTTACCGGTGTAGTATTTGTCCTGTTTAGTTTGCAATATTTCCTTCGCCTGTCCGTATGTACCCAATTCAAGATATACAACCTCACCTGCTGCAATATCTGTTCTTCCCTGTGCCTCAACATCTACACTAAAAATATCCATCTGCCCCAATAGAGGAAGCCGTTTATTGTGTATTTTACCTATCTTTAGTTCTATACCATCGTGCGTTCTAGGATATATTGTTGATACATTTAGCAGACCGTTTCTCTGGTCATAGGGGACAAAGTCAGTTGATACCTTAAACGGACTAAGATGTTTAGAGCTATCAAAATCTGTGCTATACACCCATTTGTGTTTCTTTATTTCCTTCCTAACTAAATCAACTTCTAACGTCGATGTTGAATACATTCCAGACATGTTCTGCTTTATGTAATCAAATGAGTGATTTACGTATAGGTTTCTTATCGTCTGAACATCCCGCACAACATCTCTTACTGACTGCCCTTCTTTAGCCGAATCTACCCTTCTAGTGGCTGAGTCGTAGAAGTATTGATATTTAGGCTCTTGTGTTAATAGAGTTTCTAAGCTAACAAACCTATATTTTTTATTGCTCTCAAAAAAAATATAGTTGGGTGTTCCTTTTTGATTCTCAGCTAAGGATGCACAGTAGTTTATGATCTTGTATGGAGACCAAAAGTTTGACACAAACTTTAACTTGTTACTTGAGTTCTCGACTTCAATTGGTTTTTGGTACCTGTTAGAATCCTTCTCTATGTAACCACTAAAAACCTTCTTCACCGTTTCACTGAAGTTACCATTATACGGTTTACTTACCTTTTGGTTTAGGTCGTTTATCGCATCATATGATATTAGGTTTAGAACATACATTGACTTCATATCACTTCCCACTATACGAGACGTGATTTTATATACGTAGAATCTATGTTTTATTTTTTTATCATCGGGAAATTCAGGTGTTTTAAATTCAAGATCTATCCACTCCTCACCTATGATAGGAACTAAGTATATTAGGTTGAATGCTTCAACTAACGTAACTGTGCCAGTCATTACATTAGAAAATATATCTTCATATACGTCAATCTCAACTGTTAAGTTTTTTAAGTCTAATCGTTCAGTTCCTCCATTATAAACCAAATCTAACGTCTTAAGATGTGTTAAACCACCAGCTTGAAGTACTTCGGAACTCATGATACTAACTCATTGTTGAACATTTCAATGAACTCATCTATAAATTTTGGTTTTATCAAAACAATATTCCTTTTCGCTTCATTCAAGCTCTCCTCATACTCTAAGTTGGTTATCGGATATGCATTTTCTGCTCCATACGTATCATTTATGAATGTTTGATCCATTGTAACACCATTATACTCATAATGGTGGATGTCATTGATATTATTTTCACCATATTTGGTAACTGCCAAGTCATAAACTGTCTTGTCTTGCAACGGCCATTGCTCTCCCAGATCATAAATTTTATTGACATACAGAATCACCCAATGTAGGTGGATGTTGCCGTAGTACTTGTATGCAATTATTTCTGGTGTTTCATCTAACGTAATGTAATACTTCTCAGTCCATTCACTTACATCGTCGTCATCTATTCTAGTTGTTATTTTTGTTAAAATATCTAAGATAGGGTAAACCTTCTTATCAGAATCCGTTCTAACAGTAAAGTCATATTGCAGGTTGTCTAATCTTGATAGGAACGTCGTCATCTTAATATCCCAATTCGATCATATTTCGATATAGTGGTTCGGTTTCTCTGAACTGTAACGACATAGTTATATGTACAGGGTGTGGTGTCTCATCAAATGCAGACCAAGAACCGTTTGGGGTATAATCTACATTGCATGACTCAAGCACGCATGTTGCTATTCTCCCAACACTATCGTTTTCATTCTCTTTATAGTAATATTCAATATCAAACTCACTCGGTATGGCTAAGTATTGGCCTTGGTTGGCAGAGTCTAGTATTTCTGGATGCATATGAAACTTAAATAGCTTAATGATATTTTTTACAGTTTCAGATTCTATTTCGTTCTTCGGCGCAAATATGTAATTGAACTCATGTCTTCTAAACCCAACAGACTTAAATAGTATTTCAGCTCGTGGATTTTCAACCTCACCTCTAGCTTTTTGAATTGCGCTATATGCACCTTCAACACCTACAGCGGCACCAACCCCACCCACCGCAGCAGCAATCCCCTCTTTGAGGACCCCCGCGGCCGCGCTACTCGCTGCGTCAGTTAATGATTGGCCAGCCAATATGTTTTTTATTAGTGATCCTGCAATTCCACCATTTGTAAAGTCGTCATATTCAGTTGAATATGATGCCTTAACTTGGTGCGGCATATGAAGAACTATTGCGTGAAGCAGACGCTTCATGGATGAAGAGGTAAAACTCTTGAGCATATCGGCTACTGAGCCACTACTAGTTTTTAGTTTTTCCATTGCAGCACCTGCATCCCTCGCCAACCCCTGGTTTGATGACTTTTGGGGCAAGCCCTTCAACTCAATATTTTTTGATGTCTTAGTTATGGTAGCTTTGGTGTTTGAGTTGATGTAGAATATGACGTAGTAGGGATACTTATCCTCACCCAAGTTGGATGGGAATTCTATGGTTTCGTATTCACCACCTGGTTTATTCCTAGTACCAACAATATTCTTCTCTTTTTGTACTCCGTACCTATTAGCTAGATCTGACATTTTATTTTGATAAATATATGATTATTCCAATATTTATCATCTAAATGAGGAACTACTTACAGGGAAAATACATTCTTAGGAATCCATCAAAGTACGTGGGGGATCCCAAAAACATTGTCTTTCGATCTAGCTGGGAACTAAAACTGTTGAGGTTCTTCGATAGTAACCCAAACGTATTAAAATATTCCAGTGAGGAGATTGTAATACCATACTATGATAAAGCAACCGGAAGGAATCGACGGTACTTCGTGGATTTCGCGGCAATGATAAAACAGAAGGATGGTGTAGTTAAGAAATATTTGATAGAAGTGAAACCACTAAAGCAAACTATCGCCCCCAAAAAGAAATCGAATAATTCTAAGGGATACTTAGAAGAAGTGACAACTTATATAACAAACAAGTGCAAGT